CCGCCAGCTGTGCGCACTCTTTGGCCTGGCACCGAGCAGCAGGATGCGGATGACCCTGCCGGAGCCAAAAGAAACGGACGAATTGGAAGCCCTGCTGGATTAGGAGGGGTATAGCATGTTCAATCTGTTCACCGTAAAAGAACATTTACGCATAACTCACCACCTGGAGGATGCCCTGCTAATGGCATACATGGCTGCTGCCCAAGACTGGGCCGAATCGTTCCTGGGCAAACCGCTGGCCGACTTTGAAACTCTGCCCGGCACCGTCCTGGCCGGTTTGCTGCTGCACACTGCCCTGCTGTATGAATCGCGGGAAGGTGAGTTTGTGGAGAAGAACCTGCAGGCAATCCGGCTACTGTATTATCCATACCGGCAGGTGAATGTATAATGCGAACTGGCAAGTTAAGACATTTTGTAGAAATACACGCGCTTACCGTTGTGGAGGACGACATTGGGAACCAGACCGAAACATGGGCAAAGGTGGCCGAGACTTGGGCAGCCATTGAACCCCTGAAAGGTGACGAACGTTGGGCAGCGGCATACGCACAGGCAACAACCACCCACCGGGTAACCATGAGGCCGCCTGGCGTTGCCGTCCACCCGAGCAACAGGCTGGTGTTCAATGGCCGGATATTTGAAATTGAGGCGGTACTTGACATAGAGGAACGAGGCCGGGAATTGCAGCTAATGTGTGTGGAGAAGGTGGCGTAATCATGGACCGTGCTGAAAAGGTGCTCAAATTCCTACAACACTTAAAGCACAGCAAGGCTCCCTGGGCCGGGCAGCCATTCGAGCCAATGCCGTTCCAGGTGGACTTTATACAGAAGCTGTACGGCACCTTACGTCCTGATGGACAGCGGCAGTACCGGCAAGCATTACTATACCTGCCCCGGAAGCAGGGTAAAACCTTTTTGGCTGCCGGGCTGGGACTATACCACCTGGTGGCTGATGGAAAGCCTGGCGGTGAGGTTTATATGGCTGCTGGGAGCCGGGACCAGGCGAGTATCTGCTTCAACCAGGCGCGGGACTTCGTAAGAAGCAGCAAGACCCTATCTAAGCGGTTACGGGTGATCGAATACTCAAAGCGGATCATAGACACAAAGACCGGTAGTGTTTTAAAGGCCCTTGCTGCTGATGGCGGCCTTGCCCATGGCCTGAACCCGACCGCCATTATTGCAGACGAATTGCACGTGTGGGAAGGTAAACGAGGCCGGGAACTTTGGGAGGCCCTGCAGACAGGCTTTGGAGCACGGGAGGAACCCTTGCTGCTGATAATTTCCACTGCTGGCTATGACCGGGCAAGCATATTCTACGAAGTTTACGAACACGCCAAAAAGGTGGCCGCCGACCCAAGCGTTGACCCCACCTTTCTGCCGGTGCTGTACGAGGCCGACCCCGGGGACGACTGGCAGGACCCGGCAACCTGGTACAAGGCAAACCCGGCCCTGGGGGCGTTCAGGAGCCTGGACGACATGAGGACATTAGCTGAAAGAGCGAAGCAGAGCGCGGCGCTGGAGAACTCATTCCGGCGGCTGTACCTGAACCAGTGGACGCAAAGTAAAACCACCTGGATACCCGCCGACCGGTGGGACGCTTGCGGGCAAGCTGTGGACCCGGAGGCCCTGCGCGGCCGTGAGTGTTACGCCGGCCTGGACCTGTCCACCACGACGGACCTGTCAGCCTTTGTGCTGGTGTTCCCTGATGACAACGACCCGCCGGAATATGATGTATTGCCCTTCTTCTGGCTACCGGAGGCCCGCACAACTGGCGACCGGCAGGACGCGGTGGACTACCGGGCGTGGGCACGTGCCGGGCACATTAAGTTGCTGCCTGGTGACGTATTGGACCAGCGGGCAATAAAGGCCGACATACAGGAGCTGGCGGGCATGTACCGCATAAAGGAAATAGCCTTCGACCGGTGGAACGCCACACAGCTGGCCGTTGAACTGCAGGAAGAAGGCGCGGCAATGGTATCCACCGGCATGGGATATGCCAGCCTTTCCGCACCCAGCAAAACCCTGGAGGGATGGGTACTATCTGGCCGTATCCGGCACGGCGGGCACCCGGTGTTGCGGTGGAACATGCAGAACGTCACCCTGGAGCAGGACGCGGCGGGCAATATCAAGCCCAGCAAGGCCCGGAGCAAGGACCGTATAGACGGCGCGGTGGCCTTGATACTGGCAATATCCCGGGCAATGCTGCGGGAGAAGAAAAGCGTTTACCGCGAAAGGGGGTTAGTTGTGATTTGATTAACTGGCTAAAACGTATGCTCAAGCCAACTGAACAGCGAACTATGACCACGGCAAGCACTGACGGTTGGCAGGACATTATCTCCCCGGCAACTGCAGCTGGTGTAAGGGTAACCACACACACTGCCCTGGGCGTACCTGCTGTGCTGCGGGCTGTAACCCTGCTGGCCGGTGCGGTGGCAAGCCTGCCCTTGAAGGTGTACCGCAAGACTGACGACGGCAGAATACCGGCAACCGGGCACCCGTTGGACAGGCTGTTACAACGGGCACCCAATAGCTTAATGACACCGTTTACCTTTAAAGAGCTAATAATGAACTGCCTGCTGCTCAATGGTAACTTTTACGCATATATCGAGCGGGACCAGGCAAGCCGACCGGCAGCGCTGTGGCCCATAGACCCAAACCGTGTAATGGTTGAGCAGGACGACAAGACCGGCGCTATCACATACCGGGTGAGCACCAACCAGGGGCAACAGATATTGACCCCGGCAAACATGCTGCACGTCCTGGGGCTGACACTGGACGGCATACGGGGGGTAAGCCCGGTTACCCTGGCCCGTGAAAGCATAGGTGGAGCCATAGCCGAGCTAAAGCATGGGCAAAGCTTTTTCAAGAATGGTGCAGCTGTTGGCGGTGTGCTCCAGCATCCTGGACACCTGGGACCCGAGGCAGCGCAAACCCTGCGGGAGTCATGGCGGGATAAATACAGTGGGCCGGATAATGCCGGCAAGGTGGCAATCCTGGAAGAAGGCATGGAATTTAAAGCTGTGGCCCTCTCCAATAAGGACAGCCAGTGGCTGGAATCACGTCAAGTAACTGTGCTTGACATAGCCCGCATATTCGGCGTACCACCGGCACTGTTGGCCCACCTGGAGAAGGCAAGTTATTCAAGCCAGGAGGCCCAAAACCTGGAGTTTTTAACCCACAGTTTAAGGCCCTGGCTGACGCGGATCGAGCAGGCCGTTGAAAAGGCCCTCCTGGTTGACAGTAACGTCTATGTGGAGTTTACCACTGGTGACCTGCTGCGGACCGACTTAAAAACCCGCTACGACGCATACAGGACCGCACTAGCTGCCGGGTTTATGACAGTCAACGAGGTAAGGCGGCTGGAGAACCTGCCGGCTGTTGAAGGCGGCGACGACCTGTACATGCCGCTTAACATGGGAAAATTGGGGAGTGATAACGATGGCCAAGGCGAGTGAACGCGAGATTAGAGCCCTGCCGGTAGCTCTGGAGATCAGAGCAACCAATGATGGGGACAAGCGGACCATTGCCGGACAGATCAAGTACAACACTGAAAGCGCGGTAATGAGAGACTACTGGGGAGACGCCTGGTGTGAGGAACTGGCGGCCGGGTGCTTTGACGAGAGCCTGCAGACCCGGAACGTGGTGGGGTTGTGGTCACACGACACCAGCCAAGTCTTAGGCAATACCAAGGCGGGGACCCTGCGGGTGAACTCTGACGAGGAACGGCTGGCGTTCGACCTGGACCTGCCGGACACCCAAGCCGGTAAGGATGCCTACGAGAGCGTCAAGCGCGGCGACGTGGACGGCGTATCCTTCGGGATGGTGGTCACAAAAGACAAGTGGACCACCGAGAAGCGCGATGATGAAACCATCTACAAGCGGACCATTCTGGAAGCGGAGTTGTGGGAACTGTCTCTGGTAGCGTTCCCGGCGTACCCGGCGAACGAAGTAGCCTGCCGGAGCCTAGAAAAATTTAAGGAGGAATCTGAAATGGGTAACGAGACCAAGGCCAAAGAGCCCAAGAAGGAAGGCAAGTTGATGGAGACCATTCGGCAGATTGAAAAGGAGTTGGAGGAATTGCGGACCAACAAGGACACCGAGACCCGGACCGTCCCGGCGGTGGCGATCACCAGCGGAGACAAGAAGCAGGAACAGCGGGCGGCGTTCAACCACTACCTGCGGACCGGCGAACTGCGGGCAATGGCCGTATCGAGCGACACCAAGGGCGCGGCCCTGGCCCCGGCGGACTTCGCGAAGGAGATTATTGACGGCCTGAAAGACGTGGCCGTTATGCGGCAGCTGGCAAGGATTCTGCCACCTATTAGTGGTAAGAGTGCTGCATACCCACGGCGCACTGGCGGGAGTGGTGCTGCGATGGTAGCTGAAGGTGGGACTATTACGCCTTACGATCTGACCTTCGACCAGGTAACTTTGGTGCCACACAAGGCCGCAGCCCTGGTTGAGGTAAGCAATGAGTTGCTGCAGGATGAGGCCGTCGATTTGGCCGGGTACCTGGCCCAGCATTTCCGGGATGAGATCGGCGAATTGATCGAGAGCCAGTATTGGAACGGCAACGGGACTGCCCCAAACCTGCAGGGTATCCTTACCGCTGTGGATGACGAAGGCAACCCGATCATAGAACGTGTGGAAACCGCGGGCACCACCGCCGTGGGCGTGGATGACATTCTGGACCTGTGGGCCGCACTGCCGGCGAAGTACCGTAAGAATGCCGTATTTGTCTGCAACAGCGCTATGGAGGCCGTTCTGCGCAAGATGAAGGATGGTGATGGCCGTTACCTGATGGTGCAGGACCTGGCCACCGGCATGGGCAACACCTTGCTGGGCCGTCCGCTGGTACTGGCCGAATCCTTCCCTGGGGAAATCGAGGCTGGCAAGGACGTGCTGATGGTGGGCGACTTCAAGCGCGGCGTATACATTGCCGACAAGGCCGGCATTGACATTCAGCGGAATGACGCTATCGGCTTCAACAAGGACACGGTGGCTTTCCGGGCGATCTTCCGGACGGACGTTGCCATTGCCTGGGCGGACGCTATGAGGATACTGAAAGTTAAAGCTGCCGGTTAAAATTCAGGGGCTGGGGTTTAGCCCCAGTCCCTTTCACATATACGCGGGGGTGGTGCACTTCAACTACCTTCAATTTGAGGGTAGTTGAAGCTGGCCCCTTTCACATAGAGGGGAGTTGGGGCCAAGCCTCAGCTTCCCCTTTTAATATTAAACCGGGGAGGAGCAAAAATGGAGCGACCGGAGATTGAACTAATTAAAGCGTCCCGAGAGGCGGCAAAACAAGCAGCCCCAGGGGATAACGTCAATAAATATATGCGTTGGGCGTTGTATATGGCAGGGAAGTATCGGCGGCGCGGCCTGGCTTATGGTATAGCATGGGAAGACCTGCAAGGAGTTGCCCTGTTAGCCCTGGTGGACGCGAACGAGGAATATCCTAAGTCAAGTGCAGCTGCTAATAGCATACCTTTTAGAGCCTACCTCACAAGAGTAATGCAGAACCGTTTTGAAGACCTGTTCCGTAAAGCGTCTTTGGTACATTT